CTCGCAACAGCCGTTCCGATTCCAGTTCCTGTTGGAGTTTGGATTGCGTTGTCGTATCTCACTGACATAGAGATAGTCACTGGTTCTGAAGTTTGGTATGCCAGTGTGTTGTAGTTAACGTTCTCAACGTAAGCACCGTACAGTTCAAATGTTTCTAATACATTTGGTGTACTTGCTCCATTACCACCGTCTAGCATTTCAATTCTAGCTGTGAATTTGTAATCAATACCCGATGCCGCTGAACTCTGTTCAAAGAAATCAAACTGTTTCTGGATCTGTTCGCCAACCAGTTTAGTCACTGAGTTGTTGACGTCATCTCTTAGATTGATCGTGATTGGTTCCCAAGTGTGTTTGCCCGCAACGTATACTTTTGAGTTGTACACGTCCAGTGTCACTGTGTCAAATGTCAGGTTGGGTCTTGTTGTGTCTATCACTTGTTTCGTTAGTTCTGATCTTGGTGTTGATACTCCAAAATTCTCCAGGATCAATCTGAAACGATACTGAAGTTTTGGCATCAATAATCCCTGTGATGCTGAACTCTGATCGTTCGCTAGTGGTACTGTGAATTTTGATAAAGTTGATATTGCCATCTGTTTCTCCTATTTATTCAAAATTAGTTCCCCAATTTTGCGATTTCTCCTGTGTTTTTGATTCTCAACGGAATGTATATGAACTCGACTGATTTTACTGGTTCAATCGCAATGTCCACGTACAGTTCGTTCCTGTCTATCCTTGTAGGTGTGTTGTTTGTGTCATCACAAACTACTAGGAAGTCGTATAACGCTCTCTGACCAACTAGCTCTAACAAGAATGATTCGATCGCACCTTTGATCTCGTTCCTTGTTAGTTCATCGTTTGGTTCAAAGATGAAAGGTTTGGCGATTGCATCCAGTTGTGATCTCAGATACACTGCTAACCTTGAAACGTTGATCCTGTCCAATGCTGAACTTGACGCAGTCTTGGTCAAGTTACCAAAGTTCACGATGCCTGCTCCTGAGAAGAACGTGATCGGGTTCACTTTGACTTCATGCATTGAGTCTCTCACTGACTCCGTAACAGATATTGTTTGGAACTCCCCAGACGAGGCGTTGATGTAACCGACCGATGTGGCGTTGTCAACGACACCTCTCCTTGTGCCCGCTGGTGCGAACCATGGGAAAGCGATGTTGTCGTTGTTGGCCAATGTCCTCATCATCATGTGTGATGCTGGTACCACGATCGATTTGCCTGTGTTGTCCGTGGTCAAACCTGATGGATAGAACACTCCCAGGTAATCACTTGAGCTCACAAGTCCGTCCTCACCGTTGTCCAGTGCTGACGCTGAGTTGTTGGCCCAGTTCTGTATCGCAGTCGACGTGCCCACCAATCTTAGAGGTGTGTCACCTACCACGAACGCTGTGTTGTTCCTGTCCGTGTTCAGGTTGATCATGTTCTGTATCACTTCTGGATATCCAGGACAAGCGATCACGTTGTAACCTCTTTGGTCTTCCCTGATTGCTTGGTTTGTATCGATCTCAGATTTCAATTGCTCAACGATCACTTTTCTCTGTGCTTTCCTTCCGAAAGAGCCAGAACCGTCCGCGTTGTTGATGGATTTGGTCACCCATCTGTCTGGGTAGTATGATGACACAGATTCGTTGTTGTTGTATCTGATGTTACCCAAACCAGTTGATCCGCTTCCTGGGTACTTGGTTGTTGTGATGTAACTGTTCTTGTACTCTTTGACGTTGTAGCCAGATCTCCTAGTGTTCCATAACATGATGCCCTGTGGGTACAAGTCTGGGTTTGGAGCGTCTGGATCTAGGAAGTCATCGCTCAACAGGTTCTTGATTGTTGACGGTGTTCCCGCCGCGGTTGATGTTCCCGCCGCTTTGTCAGTTGAAGTGTGCCATCTAGCGTCCGCGAAAACTATACCGTCCTCTGTGGTCTGGTCTGCTTTGTCGATCGCCACCCACGCCGCACCGGTTGTGGTCACTGCCACTTGGTTGGCCGCGTTGCTTGAACTCAGTGTCGCCGCCGTGTTGTATTTGTAGATCTTTGGATAGTTCTCAAGGTCGCTTGTGTCAATC